GATGTCAAAGCTGAGGTTGTGCACAACCGCCGGTATTCGGTACGACTGGTCAAGAACGCGCACATCCCCATCCAAGGATATGAAATGATCGACGTCAGCTCCTGCCCAGCGAAAGATTGCTTGGTCATCATCTCCAGCAATATAAGTTTCATCAGCCTTCTCCATCATTCGTTCTACTACCATCCACTGCAGCTTGGATAGATCTTGTGCTTCATCCACTAGCAGAGCTTTTAACTTAGGCACGAAGCCTTCTGACCGCATCAACTCAAGCATGTCGGTGTAATCGATCAGACCTTGATTGTCCTTGTACTCCTTCAGCGACTTTCCAAACTGTTCCAATTCAAACCATCCTAAGTCGTCGTCATTCAAGTCTTCCCACTGCTGCTTGAGAGGCACGCAGCGGATCCTAGCCATTCCTTCTGCAAAGCGTAGCTTGTCACCTTGCGCCATACCAACCAAGGTACCATCCTCACCGGTCTGGCGGCCAGTAATCTCAACGCCAAGCTCATCACACAACTCCTGATAGTGGTTGTGCTGCATGACCTGCTGGCGGCTAAGACCCAGCTGCCTGAACGCCAGGCTGTGGATCGTTCTGAAGAATGGCATCTGCTCGACAGAGAATCCAAAGCGGGCCCTCGCCTTGTCCCTGGCTTCTGTCGTAGCCTTCTTGGTAAAGCTGATGAAACCAATCTCATCAGGCTTCACGCCCTTCTCCAGCAAAGACTCGACGATGTTCATGAGTGTCGTAGTCTTGCCGGTTCCTGGCGGACCAAGGATAATCTGCGGCTTAGATGAGGCTGCCATTGCTGAAGTCCGGAGTCTGATGGCCTTTATCCTGGAAGGAGAAGGCTGGCACAGACCAGACAGTGGCACGTTTCCCGTTCAGCTTATAGGTATGCGTTTCACCGCCGTAGTCACGAATAGCAGAACTGATCTGATTGAGCTTGAATTCCTTAAACTTCTGCTTGTCAAGGAAGTTGATGAAGTCTGCCAGCCTAAACAGGTGGCGGTTGTCATCACGGTCATGGAATGGTTTGCCAAGAAGGATCTCGTCAAGATGCTTGGCCTGCGCCTTGCCTGTGCAATAACGTTCTAACAGGTCGATGAACTGGCCCTTAGGACTAGCATCCTCAGGAGCCTCAATGATCACTACGTCTTGCAGCAGCGCCTGGATCATTTGATTCCATTGCATTAGGTTCATCTTTGGCGGCATGTAATTCATTGCCTCCATACATCTCTTTTGGAAGCCAGCCTGATTCTGCAGATCTTCTGTAGACAAAGACAAGCGCATTCCGTTGTCCATATCAAGGAACCAGATGGGAGGTTCCGTGTTGTACTTGCTCAGTGATGATAGTCGTGGCGTTCCTGATTGCTGGCCCACGCCAAACTTACGCATGCGGCACATTCCAGCGTTGCAGTTAGGTCGTAGTGGCGGCCTGCTGCACGTGTACTGATAGTCACTGTTCTGCATCGATTGAATGACCCCCATTGCTTCTGACTCAGGCAGCGGAGGATCCATGATGTCTATGTTCATCTGCATGACTAGCGGCTGCCAGTCATCTGGTTTCATCTTTCTTGCCAAGACGCACAGGTTGAACAGACCATTGTTTCGTGTACCTTCAGGGAAGCCTGTTTGAGCTAACTTCTCGATGCATGGAGGAGCATCCTTATACGCTCTCTTCTTGCTCTTAGACTCTGCAAACTTCAGGCGTACGAAGTTTGCCCTTGTAAGCTTGAGACCTTCAGCAAATACTAAAAAATCGTCTATATTCATCGGGCCGCCGTTCTCAGCAACCCCGTATCTAGATGTTTGGTCGCCTTCGAAGTAAGGCATATTGATCCAGTTGCCGACGTCACCGCGTTCAGACAACACTTGATCTTGTTTAGGAAAGATCTCGCAGCTTGGATGGCCGATCACAGTGGCCAGATCAGCAAGCTTTCGTTTGACATCAGCAGCCGGTATCGGCTCGCTGAAAAACATGTAGATGTGCGCGCCTCCAGACTTGCTGCGGCAGACCGCTACTGGAGCCTTGGCTTTGGCGCAAGCTTCAACGGCATCCTTAAGGTCAAAGTTCTTATATTCATCAATGTCAATCGCACCAAAGAGGCATGTGTTGTCCTCTCTGATTGGCACAATACCGATTCCTTTTGTCCCTGCTAGGTGGCCATCCCATAGCTGCTCCGTTACCGGCGCCCTCTTTGTGATTGCTGTCCCCTGAACCTTTAGGCCAGTATTCTTGCCATCGATGTCATAGGTTCCGTAAGCACCTGTGTGCCCGGAAAATAGCGCCATGAATCTTTGTGCAAGCATAATTCTTTCTCGTTTTAGTTGATAGGCGGAGTGGCCGAAGCCACCCCTTGACTTAACCGCCTCGCGCGGCAGCTTTCAACGGACTATTCGTCACGTGATCTGTCTGCTTTGCGACCTTGACCTTGGTATTCACCGCAGCGCGTTTAAAGGTAGACTTTGAAGCCTTGCCTTTAGACACGCCTTCTTTATGGTAACGACCAGGGCCTTTTTTAGTTGCCGATGGGTTCTTGTTACTCATGACCGTCCCTGTTAGTAAGGAACATCGTCATCAGCAGCTGCAATACCTTCTTGCGGAGGCTCAGCAACTTTCACAAGTCCAGCGGTTACGTCTGAACCAAACTTTTTAGCTGCGTCGTAGACGCCACGATCTTGAACCATGCTTGGATCGTTGATCAACCAACCATACCAGCTGTTGGCATCCTTAGTCTCCATGCCTGTTCCCAAGTGGTAGCTATGGCTAAACGGCGGAGGCGTGAATGACTTGTCGCCAACCTTGACTTGCAAGGCCATCATCTGACCAAGCCAGCGGCGTGACTTCTTAAGCTGCGTCGAAGACATTGCAATCAAGGCACGTTCAAAGCCACCTTCAGACAACACCAACACGTAGTGATACGCAGTGGTGACGATCAGGTTGCCATTGGCCAAGACATCTTGGTTGCGTTCGTTCTTCTTGGTCTTTTCGAGAATCTTCTCGTCAGTCCATTCTTTGACCAATCCGCCGCCAGCTTCACGAGGAGTCCATTCAACATAGCTCTTCTTAAAGGCGCAAGGGATGACGCGGACTTCTTTCATCAGCACACCGGTGACGGTGTTGATGATCAAGCCCTCTTCAGCACCAGCAACTTTGGTGACTCCACGAAGTTCAGGCGATAAAGCCTGCAGCACCTTGAGGTACGGGATAGCGACATCATTCGCGGACACGTTCTCGAAACCGAGACCTGCGTCTGCCATCATGTCGTCTGCAAATGCCACTAGGGCGGTCGGCTGCTGTACAGCCACTTCAGTTTTCTTAACCATCACTTACTCCTTTTGATTTTGGCAATTTGGCCGATATAAACGTTGAAAAGTTCAAGAGGAAATTCGGCTCCGCTTTCCACTTGCTCTTTGACGAATGCTGTCAAAGTCTGAGGATGAACACCCATCTTGCCAGAATAATCCATGCCTTGCTCTAACAGCTGGGCTTTGAATTCTTCGGCCTTCTCGTGCTCACCGCGATTGAATGTCAGGACGACTTCGTCTTTGATTAGCGCCTCGTGGCCATGGTCTTCCAACCAGCCAAAGCACTCTTCACGTTTATCGTCACTGATCTTGGCGCTGTAATACGGTTTGACGGTCACTTCACTGCCGTCTGTAAGCGTAAACTTAGCCACACCAACTTCTGCCATAGCATCAGGCAACTGCTTCTCAGCAATCTCCCTAGCCTGTTCTTTTAAGAGCTTCAGACGCGTTTCCGTGTCCTTAATCTCTTCATCAAGATCTGTGTATCGCTCTGCAAGCGTACTGATCTTGCCCAAGCCTTGATCAGATGGCATCTGACTGTCGGCTAACATTTCATCTTCAAGCATTTCGTGCTCCTGTAAGGTCCGCCTCAAGGGCGTAGTAACGATGCTCTTGGCGATCCCATTTCAGCATCCTGATCTTGCCGCTATTGAAGCCAGCAGCAATTGCGACGGACATACCGATGGCAATGGGATCCCCAATAGCCAGCAGAAAATCGCTGTCCGAAAAACTCCTAAGCTTGTCACGCAAGACGCGGATGGTTGGCGCAGTGGCCATCATCACTTGTCCTGGTGGCAGCAATGTTTGAAGGTCTCCATACTCCGCAGCGGGCAGCAGGTTAAACTTCGGCGATTCTTGTACGACATAGACTGTCATTGTTGTCCTCCAACTTGTGCATGACGCACAACATATTCAGTGCAAAAAGGCGGCACGTTAAAAAGTAGGTTGTTCATGTTCTCCCAATCAAATGGCTTGGTGCAAGTCCATATCTCATAGAGATCCATCTCTCGCTGAATCTGGAGTACCTTTAGGACATTTTCGTTGCGAGCGAGTACGAATACACGTCCTCCACTTTCCTGACGCTTACGGTGCCATAGGACCTGTTCAGGACGCAACTCACATTTGCCTTTGGCATCCAAGACTTTTAACTCTAGCCAAAGCTCGCTGCCTTCATGGCACATGTTCACGTCTGGAGTTCCTCTTGTCAAGGCGTTCTCAACGCGTTCCACGTGGCCTGGCAGCTTGCCTTTGACCAGAGCCCAAAACTGGCTTTCCTTCATAGCTTCACCTCCACCGCTTCTCCCCAATTGGGTCCAAGCTCGCAATCTACTTTCAATGGCACGACCAAGTCCACGCATGTCAACATCTCCTGACGAATCATTCGGGCATGATCCAAGTCCCGTACACTGAAGTCCAATTCATCGTGAATAGTCAGATGAGGAACTTCGCCTTTTTTGAACAAGTTGATCATCGCCATCTTGATCATGTCTGCCGACGAACCCTGGATCACCGCGTTCATTGCCTTGTGGACAAAGTAACGCTTTAAGGGCAAGCCGTACTTCTCTTCAGCCAAGTCTTTCTTCAATGGAATAAGACCCGGGCTGTACTTCGGTGGACCAAACAACTGGAACCTACGGCGCCGTCCTAAGAACGTCTTAACATAGCCCCTGTTCGTTGCAATCCGTGTGCATTCCTCACCAAGTGCCTTGATGAATGGCACGTTGGCGTGGTATTGCTCGTAGACGCGTTTGGCTTCAGCTGGCGGCAAACCAAGTTGAGTGGCTGCCTTGGCTGCTCCCATACCGTAGGCCAATCCAAGGTTTAGCGTCTTCGCATTCTTTCGACTGATTCCAGCCATGTCTGCAACCAGCTGATGATAGTCAGTATCAGGGTCATCGAGGTAACGGTTACGCGCCGTCTCAGCTCCAGGAAAATTCCGTAGGTAGCTGTAGTGAACCGTGACACGAGGCTCTTGCTGCGAGTAGTCAAAGACACCCCATTGGCAACCTTCTTCTGGTACAAAGATGCTTCGAATAAGAGGCGCGAGCACCGGATCTCGAGCTGGTACCTGCTGCATGTTCGGATTAGACGACGCAAAACGCCCCGACTTTGTGCCGCCTCGATCGTCTCTGACCTGTCTGAATGTTGGGTAAATCTTGCCATCTTTTTCCATCTGAATGATCTTGCTGTCGATAAATACTCCACCGGCCCGGTCAAGCTTCCGGACCTTCGAAATCAAGGAGAAAAATTCATGTTCACTAGCTTCAAGAAACTCACTGGGAAAACTAGCATTCCCCTTTTCAGTCTTTGGGTAATCCAGCTTCAATGCGTCACTGGCTGCCTGTATATCGTCACCAGACCAGATGTCTATATCCCGCTCTGCAACCTTCTTCAACTGCTCCGTGAGCTTGCCTTGCTCATCAAGTAACTGAGCCTTGACTTTTTGGGCGCGGTCTAGATCGACAGGAACCCCACGTTGACGCATTGCTACCAATACATCGACAAGCTGCGTCTCAATGTCAAAGACTTCCCAGAGCTTTTCGTCGTGCAGCAAGACTTCTTGTTGGGCAAAGATACGAATCGGCAGGTCTGCGTCTTTGCGTCCGTAAGGAGCCACTTCAGAAGCGTGGAACTGCCAGAGGTTTTCTTTGACCTTGCTAGGATGAATACCGCGTCTGACTGCTGCTGCAATCAAAGCCGTCTCGTCTTTTGTCTCGCCAAGGTAAGACTGCGCCAAGGCATCAAGCTTGTATGTGATGCGATCTTCATCAAGCAAAGGTTCTGCAATCTGCACGTCGTACTTAGGACCACCGACCTTGACATTCTCTGTTAGCAACCATTCCAAGTCGTAAGGCAAATTTGCGCCCACCTTTGGAATGTCTGTTTTCAGCATGTCACGAAGCCAAGCAAACGCATTGTCGGGGTTGAGGTTCCCGCCTGCTGCATGACGGACAGGATAGTACTCAGCAAATCCATCGTCTGTAGCCACAGAAAATCCAACAATATAGCCGTCTTTTCTTACACCGCCAGGTCCTTTAGTCATTAAGTTCGGGTCGCGCGTCTCGCAATCGATAGCTATTCGCTTTGCTAGCAGCAGATTGGGAAAGTGCTTCGGCGGTTGATATGATGATTCGTCCATTTTTTATCCAAAGTTGTTTTGCTTCTTGGTGAGGGTAATCAGACACATACACGATGCGCCTGCAGCTTGTGTTCAAGAGCAATTTCATACAGGTCATGCATGGCATAGCCGTGACATAAGCGGTATCTATTTGATCCACGTCTTTGCATTGGAGGAGGGCGTTCTGTTCCGCATGAATAGCTTCACATACATCCAAGCCAGTCCCCGAAGGCAAAGAAGCACCGGGACAGCGAACGTCAGTGCAATGAGTATGACCACGAGGCACCCCGTTATAACCAGTACTGAGAACATGCCCACGAGAAGATATGAGAACGCAGCCCACACTCCGCCTAGCGCAAGTGGCTCTTCGAGCAACGAGTAAAGCCAATTCCGAAAAGTATTCATCTCTGTTCATCCTTTCCATGTTGATAATTCCTTGAGAAAACCGTTCTTAGATGTTCCATAAGCCACGGCCCACAAGTGATTGACCAGGTGGTCGTAGTCATTAAAGTCATTAAGATTGATTGGCTCATAGTCGCCAAGAATCTCACCTGACAAACAAGGCTCTACCTTGTCCCAATTCTCTTCATACAAGTGCTGGCTTGCTGCATAGAAGTGCAAGGCACCAAGCTTGACGTTCATGCCTTTCTCACGCAGCATCAACGCAACACCGGCTGACAGCATACTAAAGTTGAACCAGTCATAAGGCACGCCAAGCCAAGCATCAGAAGAACGCATGTTCATGAAGCAATGGATCATGCCCATCCGGATAACGAACTGGCAGCTGATGGTGCATGGGATGTCTCTTGACGCACGAGGGTTTGGCCGCCAAATGGTGATGACAGCTTGACGCGTGTCTGGATCACCGAGTAACGACTGAACCACGTGAGACAGTTGATCGCGTATTCTTGGTCCATAGGCGCCAAAGAAAAGGATACCGTCGTCAGAGAAGTTGCTGATCTGTTTGCTAAACGGGGCAATTGTGCTGACGCGGTTATCGCCAGCCATGATCCATGCTGCTTCAGCTGCCATAAACTTGTAGCCAAGATTGCGCTCCTTGATCGTGATAACAGGCTGGTTCATGTCAATCATTGACTTGAAGCCCATCAGTTCCTTTGTACGTTTTCCACGTGGGCTGGTATCAATGCCACTGTTCATGATGACATCTAACAAGCCTTGCCAGTTCATGTTGGTTGTGTTAACCATTGATGACCTCCTCAAGTTGTAGTAAAAACTCTTGACGCTTGTTGAAGCGCTTTGCATAAGATGGATGCATGACCTTATGAATCTTGCGAGTGAATTCGCTCATGGTGTCGTAAGCCTGATTGCCAAAGCAGATGACCTTCATGTAAGGCTTTGCGCGTAAGCAATCATTGACGTACAAAGGACCATTGCCATCATGCGCGTTGATGTAGATTGCTCTAGTCTCATCAAAGGATAATGAATGCAAAGCATCAGCAAAGAATTCGCTGCAATTGCCAAAGTCGTAGAAAGGCCAGCTGACTGCACGCATCTTGCTGTTGGCCTTGTCACCTACAAAGATGATATTGGCTTCATGCAAGTGACCTGCAAAGTTCTTGGTGTGCAAGTGCAAAGCAGGCTCATATTGCTTCATCAATCGTGATTGAAGGACAGACATCACCATGTCAATGTAGACATCAAGATTGGTGCCTTCAACGTCGTAGCGATATGGCAGCACATCATCACGATTGCGCATACCAAACACAGACAGCTGTTGTGCATAGTCATAGTCATGACCAGACAAACCACCTTCAAACAACTCATCAAAGCGCTTGCGAACATGATCGACGTTGTCGTACATCTCTTCGCGTTCACCTTTAAGCTGCTCAAACTTTTCAGCATGGTTAGCAGGTGATTGAGTCAAGATGTAGACGCCACCAACCTTGCGGATGATGCGATCAATCATGCGACCCATGTGAGGCCAAGGGCTGCCATTACGATACACCTCTGCATAGATGGCTTCGCTCATCCAAAGGCGATCGATCACAACCAAACGTGTACGTGACAACTTCAATGCACGATGCAAGGCTGCTGTGTGATACAGCGGCATCTTTGAAGGCCAGCGATATGTGTTGTGAATGTAGACGCCATCGTGGCGTTTGCAAATAGCTTCAGCAAGCGTAGTCTTGCCTGTTCCATCACAACCGTCAATGACAATAATGCCTTTCATTCTTTCTCCTTTCTGATGAGGTCCGTAAGCGTTGGAGCCACGAATCCTGCAGGTTTCACTATATCATAGGTAGACCCGCGTTTGCTATCTTCTTGCCTTAAAGCGCGCACTTTTTTCATGTTTGCTTCATGCACCCTTTTGAAGCCCTCGTCAAAGGGCAAGCCTGATAAGTAGGCTGCCCCAAGAGCTACATAGACCAAGTCAATCAGGCCGTCAAAATACTCTTCCAAGTTGCCGTTGATTGCTGCTGCTCTGATCTCGTTCAACTCTTCTTGCAGATGAGCGTTCTTAAGCTCCCAGATCTCCCTCACCGGAAAGTCAGGCTGTGCAGTCGGTTCCAGCCCAAACTTCTGGTGAAACTCTGCTACCATCTTTGACAGATCCATGGTTACTCTCCAAGGTAGTCAAAGAGTGGCTGCCAGGCTTCGCTGCTTGACAGGGGCTTTGTGAGGTCTGCAAATTTGCCTGCGCTAAACATCTCAGTATTTTTCGGCAGTTTGACCCGCCAGAGCACGTTTCGAGAACGGTGAGGATATAAGGGGGCAAATATAGTTGCCAAGTAATTGCTGTCGTAGTAATCACGCAGGCGGCTGAACACTGAATCGAGATCATCTTTGGCGATCATTTCCTTGTAGTCTTTGATTGAGGCAAAAGTGCCGAAGTGGTCGTCAACTTCCAAACCAACCTTGTGAAGCATCAACTGCATCACTTCGTAGGTCATCTCATTGACGTGGTTGTCTGCTGCGCCGACTTGTGGGTCATAGACAGGGGTAGACAAGAAGGCAACGCCGTCATCGGTCAAGCGATCACGGATACCTTCCAGCATCTTGTAAGCATGCAAAGGCTCAACGTGCTCAAGGACTTCAAAGCTTGTGATGACGTCAAACTTCTCATGAGGCAACTTGCAGTCTGGGAAGGCCACGTTGCCAATCAGAGTAGGCTTGAACTTGGTGTTCTCAAAAGCCTTAGGCATTTCAAGCTTGTTGTAGTCAATGCCGATGTAGTCAAGACCATCTGACGCCATACGACTGGTCATCAGCATCTTTGCCAATGGTACGTCTTTGCCGCAGCCAATGTCAAGCAGCTTGCAATCCTTGCGGTGTTTAGGGTTACCCATCCACTTTGCTACATGCGTCCAACGTAGACAGTGGGCGATGTAGTCTCTATGAATGAAACCACGTTCCTCAGCCTGATCAATGCTCAGGTGAGTGTTGTCGATAGACTTTCCTCTGGCGTTTGCCATAATTTTCTCCTAGAGTGGGAATGAAGGGGGCCGAAGCCCCCAGGTTTTAGGCTGCTTCAGCGAACTCGACGGCTAAGTCAAGTGCTTGGCGTTTACGAGTAGCGGCTGAACCAAACCACGCGCTTGTCAGACGCTTGTCTTGATCAGTTCCAGCGACGTGATCGTAGTAGTACGTCACGGCGTTGAATGCGCCCCACCAAGTACCGGCTGAAGTCTTCAGATCAGCACCTGGTTGGGTGTGCACGATGTCAATCAAACGGTTGACCGTACGGCCAAGATCTGAACGATTGACTTGACCATCTTCAGAAGCAATCAAAGCTGCTTGATATTGGTCTGGATTAACAAGCTTGGAAAAGAATTCCATGACTTGTTGATCTTTAGCGCGTTTCTTAGACAGAAACTCTGCTTGCTGCTTGAACACGTCGAGCGATTTCATTGCAAGGCCAACTTTTTCCGCAGCAGTTTGCTTGATCTCGTCGTCAAACGCGCGATCGTGTGACATGCGGAATGTGTTCTCCTTGTTTTTATTATCGCGAAGAGCGGCCGTCAGCGTGTTATTGCAAACAACGCGGATTGGCGTGAACATGATCTGCAGGCTGCGGCCCCAGATGTGCGGATTGTCGAGCAAGATGTAGCCTTCGACTTCGTCTTTGCCGCCCAACATAAAGCCGCCGTTGATCTTTGCAAGGCCCCAAACACGCTTGCCGCCATGAAGAGAACCTGCAGTCTCCATCTTCATGTCGCCGGCTTTGCAGAACTTGTCAAAGAACTCAAAGACTTCTTGGTTTTGTGTGGGGTTGTAGTCGCTGCCGCAGACGCCAAGGATCTTGCTGTCTGTGTCGCGCACCAAAGCGTAGTGGCTGCTCAACACGTGGTCGAGTTCGTCGACGACCAAAGCTTTCTTCTTGACTTGCCAGTTGAGTCCAGCTGCTTCGAGCATCTGGGCAGGAGTCAAGTTGTCAGCGACAGGGGTACCAAGGCCGTGCCAAGGGGTCTCATTGGCGTAAGCCATCGTTTCAACTTCATGTGACATGATAAATACCTTTCTTCTTTCTGTTTATGCAAGCAGGATTGCTGTGCATGGGATTGATTCTAGTGCGTAAAACCACGCAGCGCGCACTTTTTTTAAAATAAATGCTATCACTTATACCAGTTGGGCTCAAATTCCCTATAGAGTGATTCTAGAGCCATAACAGAGTGTATCAGTTCAATTAAAAACTATTCTAACACTCGTTCGCTCGATAGCATAAGGCTGCGCGAAGCCAAAACAGAGAATACTAGTACACTCTGTTTTGGTCTAGAAAATCATCTATAGCGTTTTTGGAGTTCTGCCAGACCGCCCCTGGCCTTGCGGGTCAAGGCTTCTTGGTCTGTTACGCGGAACCAGTTACCTACGCCGCCAGAACCACCGGCTGGTCTTTCATAGCCAGAGAATCCACCTGCCTTAGCAACACCTTCCATCACGAAGTCCTTGCCTTGCGCGGTATCGTAGATCTCCTCGCCTGTCATTGCCTTGCCTTCTGGCAGCTTGTTGAAGAATCTGCGCATGAGCTTGACATCTTCTGGGCTGTAGGTCTCTTCAAAGCGAAGCAACTTGGCTGCAGGCACGTCAAACTTGTTGATCATGGGAGGGCCTTCTTGCCCCATCTGAGTCATCTTGTCCTGGGCACGCTTGATCGCGTAGCCTTGATCAGTGGTTACGTCTAGATTCTTCTCCCTGTCTAAACGAATACGGCTAGGACCTCCATGGAGGACCCGTAGCAGGCCTTCTGCTGCATCCTTCATGTTGCCTACACGTCCACCACTCTGGAAGCCCTGGGGAGCCGTAGGAGGTTCCTTGGGTTGTTCTTCCTCAACTACTGGTTCCTTCTCCATCATTCGCTTGCCTGTTTCCAGGGCAGCAGCACCACCAGCCATAGGCGGAAGTAACGGAGGAGCCACGAAGCCGTACAGTTTTTGGCCTTCTGTGTTGATCTTTTCCTTCATCTGAGGAGTGATGTCAACTGAGAATGCTTTAATCTTTTCTCCTTTTGGAGTCTGAAGGCGCTCTACTGCCAATTCACGCGCAGCTTGTTCTACGGCGCGATCTTGGAATTCATCCATGACATTCCACCAAGCATCTTCCCATTCCGTGCTGTTTGGTTGAAGACCCTGTTCACGAAGAGCGCGATCTGCCATATTGTGGCTATGCTCCATCGCCCTCTCCATAAGTTCATCGTCATCTCCGTTAGCAATGTCGTCCATCATCCTTTGAATGTCACGCTCAGTGACTTTTTTAGTTGCTGGATTTTCAACTTCCATGTAGCCAGTTGGCGCCTTGAATTCCTTGCCTGCGTAGTTTTTCACGTAGGATGGCAGACGTTGGTCGTAGAACGACTTCATGCCTTCGCCGCCAATAGTCAAGTCAGGTCCTGTGATCTTGGCAAATGTCGCAAGAGGTGGATAAGTTCCAGATTCTGGGTTTCCTGCCTTGTCGCGAACTACGTGGAATTCTTGCCATTGTTCAGGGGTGCGCTCTCCTTCAGGGACAGCCTCAAGCTCCTTGAGCCTTGCCTCATCTGGAGACAGATCACGAAGCTTGTTTTGTTTAAGCCACTTGCTATATTCATCGACCATCTCGCTGGCAATACCTTCACCCGCAGGTGTTCCATCAACATCAAGTTCCCAACGTTCTTGGAAATCACGCAGCCATCTCTTTTGGTCGTTAGACATACGGTCGCCGTATTCCCAAAGCAGGTCAGTGGCATCCTTGTTGTCAGGCATGTCAGTTGTACGCTTGACCGGATTCTTTAAGAGATCATGAAGCTCTGGAGCCTTGTCTTCAATCTGCTTGGCAATCCCAGCTCCAAACACCTCTGTAAGTGTCTTGCCTTCGCCAGGGCCTGAGACAAACGTGTCGCCAACAAGCTTGCCATCAAAGACAGTGCGATCGCCTTTTTTGCCTGTGATTATTAAGGAGCCATCTTCTGCTGGGTTGTAGTTGATCGAGTCAACGGCCTGACGCAAGCCGCTTTCATATCGCTTGACTTGCTCAACACCAGGAGAGAATGCAACCTTGTCGTAGCCTTCTTTTGCTGCCAGGTCTAAGATGTCCTTAGTAGCAAGCTCATGCCAGTTCTTCTTGAATGGGGCATCAGGAACCTTGCTCTCAATCACCGAGGCTTCTTTTCTAAGTTCCTCAACAATATTCTTCTCAGGAGAAGTTGTATGCGTGCGGGTATCTGCCCCTTTACGAGGTTCACCTGTCTTAGGATCCACCTCGATGACGGTGACAGACCAGTCGTACTTGGTCTCATCCGTTGCTTTTTTAGTTGCCCAGCGCTCAGCGGCCTCGCCTTCAATGCCGGCACTCTTTGCGCGCTGAATGGCGTAGTCATAGGCCTTTTTATAAGCAGGGCTTCCTTCGCCTGAATTAAAAGACAACACCTTGTCCATACCGCCGTATCCAGGAACAATCTTTCCTGGTGTGAAGTATTCCTTCAATTCTTCTTGGTTCATCCCAGTGTTCCGGAGACGCTCCATCTTAGAATTCAGCTGATAAAGCTTTTCGTTGTCCTCAGCAGACCGATAGCCAAAATTCTCGTCGATCTGTTTTTCAAGTTCTGCTTTGCGTTCTTTGTTTAAGCGATTGAAGACCGACTTAATCTTGTTCTCATTTTCGTTAGTGACCTCAGTCGAGCCAACCTCAGCAAGGGCCTTTTGACGAATGTCTGTGCGCTCAGACTCAAGAATTCTCTTGACTTCACGTTTGCGAGCATCACGAGCTTTTTGGTGCCAGTCTGATTGAATCTCGTCAACGTACAAGACCTTCTCGCCATTAGGGCCGGTCATGTCAGAGACGCGGTAATGCGCCAAGACATCGGGATCGTCCCAGTGGCTAGCAGTAAACATCTGACGTTCAGTGGTGACCTTGTCAATCAGGGAATTAAGTTCCTTGTTGACTGCTGCCGCCTCTTCTTCAGTTGCAGGATTGCTTTTTAAAAGCTCATCAATGCGCTGGCTTATTGCCGCAGCACCAGGAGCCGATCTATCTTCGTGCTGAAGCAAAATCTCACGATAGTTGTTGTGACCTTTGCTCTTGCTGTATTGACTAAACTTGGTATTTGTAGCACCCAAAGCCAAGTCAAACTGTTCTTCTGCTTCTACAACAGCCCGCCTTACGTTTTGAAGAAGATAGGCGGATTCAGAATCAAGCTTCCCTGTTGCGGGATCAACTGGAATTCCAAGCTCTTCTGGATCCATATTCCTGACTTGTTTTGCGTCAAGGATCTCACCAGTTTCCGGATGAAAGAAGCCAAGGTTTTTTCCAGTTGCAGGGTCAACAACTGGCTGAATGTTTAATTCTTCAAGCGCATTTTCAAACCTTTTTTCAAGGCGCGGTTGCCATTCAGGATCCAAGCCTTGCCCAAGCTTGATTCGCTTAGGGATTGGTGGCTTGTTTGCAGCAATAGTCTTTTGCAACTCTTCCTGAGTGATCTTAGGAGATGCTTGCAGCTTTTGCTTGATGGCTCTAGATTCAAGTTCTTCTGGCTTAATGCCTGGAGTGGTCTCAAGCTGCTTAAGGATCTGCTCGCCAGTTCCTTTTTTCTGCTTCAGAGTATTGATTGCCTTGTCAACAGCAGAGAAGAACGTAGCAACTTTGCCGACCTTGCCGCCTTCTTCGTACTTCTGAATCAGGCCGCCCAAGGCTTTTTTGTCTGGCTCGCTAAAAGCCTCAGCAGCCGTGCCTATTGATCCGCCAAAAGCCGTTCCAATACCGTAGTTGATAGCTCTTGGATCAACCGTAGGAGACAGATATTCGATAGGAGCAGCAGCAACCTTGCCGGCCATTCCCATCTTCTTTGCTCCGCCAAGGATCTTGTTCATCAAGGCGCCAGGAACCGGCAACTGACCGAGCATCTCGCCGCCAGCATAAGAAAAGTGCTCAAGAGCCCCTTTAGGCTCATTGATACCCATGTCCTTACGGACGGCTTCCTTGATCTTGCCTGCCTTTTTATCAGCTGCAACCGCAAAGTCTGGAGCGTACTTTTCATCGACAATACCAGCAACTGCTGGAATAGCCACGGTGTTGTAGTAGATGCCAGGAGTTCCCTTGCCCACGCCAACTTCGCCTTTGTCGTCAAGGCCAGACCACTGGCTTCTAAAACCAGCAGTCGCTTGCTTGGCTGCCCTGACTACGGAGTCAAGAGTTTCCTTGCGGCTTTCAAAAGCTCTCTTGGTATCCGGGTTAGACGGAGTTTCCTTGAGCTTTGAAATGGAGTCTCTAATCTCCTGAGCCTTGTTCCCTTTTTCGTACTTCTTTTCGAGTTTGTCGAGGTCACTCATTTTCTAGGCTCCGGACGATGCGTTGGACTTTGGCTTCATCGTCCTCTTCCTCATCAGCCGGAACGTCGGATTCAGGAGCCGCTTTGCGTGTTGTAGGAGCCGCTGCTCCAATGGTACCTGAGGTCGTCTTGAGGCGTCTGGCAGAGTTGTTCTTGTCTTCAATGAACTTGGCGCTGCTTGCTTCAAGGCGTTTCAAGGTATCATCAACCTCTTGGGTTGTTCCTGACTTCAGCATCTTGGCCACCTCGCCGGCTGTCTTCTCGTCAAGAGAAGTACGAGCCTGCAAGTATTTCAAGACGCGCCCAACCACCGAGCCAGGAGACCCTGCTGCTACGTCCACTGCTTCACCAGCAATGTCAAAGATGCCGTTGCCGGCTTTCAGGTCTTTCAAGGCTTCTGTCTTGTTAGCTGTACGGCTGCCGCGGACAATGTCTTGGGCATTACGGAACAATTCAGACTCACGTTGGAGAGCTGCCTCAAACACGGTGTATTCGTTAGGATCCTTGAACAAGGCTTCTAGACGTTTACGTGTTGCAGGGGCTCCTATGATCCTCTGGGCCGCATTGATTTGCTGCGGAGAGTCCATAACCTTAGTCAGGAGTGACTGTGCAACGCCAGCACGCAAAGCATCACGCTCGGCTTCTGACATACCGTCAACCAGTTTCTTGGCTTCATTCGGCAGCATCTTAGGTGACAAGTAATCTGTACGGCCCATACGGAGAGCGTCTAAGACTTCCATGTCGCCAGCATACTTGGCCCTGGCTGCTGCGTACTCAGGCACGTTTTCATCGATGACGCCAATGTAGGCCTTGCGAAGATCTTTGAGGGCATTGGCTTCCGCCTTGCCCATACCTTCGCCTTTGTAGCCCTTGTCAATCAGAGCATCGATACCGCGCTTGATGTAGTCAAGGGTTCTGACGTCAGGGATCTTGCCGACGCTGATCAGGTTTCCGTCTTTGTCTTGGCTGTAGATGTCATTCAACTTGAACTTGCTAGCATCTTCACCACGAAGTTCTGCTGCTCTTGCTTCTTTGCTGGAGATAGCTTGAGCTTCCTTGAAGGCTTTCTTAAAGGTATCATCCTCCAAGACCTTCAGGATGCGGGTATCATCAACTGATCCATGTGCGTAGGCAGTATCGTAGAGGTTGTTGGCGTTGGAACGCAAGGTTCCCATCAGCTTGTCTTCTTGAGCCGTGTAATCAACACCTTTGCCGATGTCTTTTAAGGCGCGAGAAGCAGCCGCCTCACGACCGCCTTCTAAGCGATCATTCAGGCCTTGACCAAGGATCTTGCGACCAGGTCCTGGGCGAGTCACTACTGCTTCGCCAAGGGTTGACAGAGATGGGGTTGCATCCATGATTGTGGACTGAACGCCAAGCTTCTTGTCAGCTGCCATCCTTGCCTTAAGGGTTGTAGGGTCCATTTCGTCCCTGCCCATAGCTTCCAATACCTTATTGGTTGCGCGTTGCTCTACGGCCCCAGGAGATGGTCGGATTGCATTTTTAACAGCCTTGGCTGCCTGACCAGTGAGCTGGATGCCTTTGGCTACAGTTGGGCCAAGGACAGCCCCTGTTGCGCCGCCTTCCAAGGCTCCCATACCGCGTTCGCCTTCGGTTGCAGAACCTGCTCCTGCAATAGAGCCCGTTGCCGCAGCGGATCCTGCCGCCTTACCCATAGTGCCAGTCATAAACTTGGGCATGTATTGGGCCAGCTTGCTTGCAGCCATTCCCATGCGGCCGGCTCCCATCACAGATCCGGCTGTTCCGGCTCCTGGGATCATTGCCATACCAATGGTTGGAATTGCGCCTGAGACTAGCTCAGTGCCCAAGGCAGCAAAGGGATGCTTCTCTTGGAACTGCTGATAGGCTTCACGTTCTTCACGGACAACGTCTTCATAAGGGCGACCTTCCATCTTGGCTCGAACACGGGCAACAGCCTCGTCGCCAAAGCCAAGACCTAAGCCCTGACCGACAGCGCGGCCAAAGTTGGCCATTGAATAATCTCCGCCGTCAGCCATGTGGACCATTCCACCGTCTGCTTTCTTAACAAGCTCATGGTCAAAAAACTTATGTTCTGCCGCAGACTTAGAGCCATATTGGCCGTAAGTTGTAAGTGCGTCAGGACCGCCCAAGTATTTGCGCATCATCTCCATCATTTCAGGAGAATATGTCTGCTTGGTTGGAGTGACGGGAGTTGTTGGAGTTGTCTTGGTAACTGGAGTTGTTGCGGTTGTCTTAGTAACTGGAGTTGGCTGAGACTGGGTACCGCCAGCGGCAGTATAGCGACTGCCTACATCTTGCCAAGGCAGACCAGTTGTAGCAGCCATCTGAAGCGTACCAACACCAAACTGGTTCATAGCCGCCGCAATGTCTTTGTCAGAGGCTCCTGGGTGAGACTTCAACCAGTTGTTGACGTCTGCATTGGAATACTTAGGAGCCGCAGCGTCGTAACGCTTCTGCACGTCACCAACGTTAAGGCCTGTGACCTTTGCCATTTGACCAGGCGTGACGCCATATTGGTTCATTGCAAAAGCAATGTCTTGGTCAGAGACCCCAGTATTCTTGCCGAGCCAGTCCTTGACTAAATTGTCTCCAATGGGTTGGACTGCCGCGTTATACCGCTGCTGCACTTGATCTAGCCCAAGGCCAGTTGCTCCAGCCATTTGAGAAGTGTCTACGCCATATTGGTTCATGGCCACCGCAATTTGGTGGTCAGTCAGTCCAGGATTTTCATTTAGGTAGTCGATAATCTGTTGACTGCTTACTCCAGCAGGGGCTGAAGGAGCCGCAGGAGCTGTTGCAGCATCATATCGGCTCTGAAGTTCTTCAAGTCCAAGGCCTGTTGCACCTGCCATTTGAGAGGTACTCACGCCATACTGGTTCATGGCTGCAGCAATATCGCGATCGCTCATTCCAGGATTGGCAGCTAAGTAATCCTGAATCTGTTGATTGGTGATGCCACCATCAGCGTAGTGAGCAACCATGCCACCGTCTGCGTAACGGCCAACAAAGCCACCGTCTGCATTAGCTTCGGGAGTGATCTTGCCGTAAGCACCCTTGCGGATGTTCTCCATCTTGGTTTGGCTAGTCTTCAAGCGACGAGCCGCTGCCTTGATAGCGCGATCGTAGATAGCCTGACGTTCGGTATCACTCATGCTGAGCGAGCCCTGAATGTCTATCAGGATCTTACGTTCGCCTTCAGTTGGGTTACCACCAAAGATGGCTTTCAACTGGTCAAGTCCATTTGACAAGACCAAAGTCTCAAGGTCAGTAGTTGCAGTCACGCCTTGCGAGTCACCGACTCCTGGAATGTTGCGGGCAATCGTGCGGCGGGCTCCTGCACCAAAACCAGAATAAGCTTGAGGGCTGATCTGTTTGGCTTTGGTCAAGTTTAAGATTGCCGTCTTGCTAGCGTTGACAACGTCTTCAGCTTCAAACAGCTCACTTTGTTCTTTTGCACTTAGGTTCAAGCCCTTGCCCTCACCAGCCAAAGCTTTCACTCGAGCGGTAAATTCAGGGGTCCCTGGAGTCAGGCCTTCATCCTTGGCAAGCTTACCGGCCGGAGATGACGGCTTATCAGCATCTCGCTCGGCCTTGGCTTCAGAAGGAATATAGTTGAGCTTGTTCAAGCGTTGCTTGTAGACACTCTTGTTGGCAGGCGACACATTAGGATCGTTGATCTTCTCTAGCAACTGATCGATCTCATTGGTCTTGACGGCCGATGGGCGAGTGGTCAAGTAAGTGATGCGTGATTGCGCATTCTTCTTGGCATTTTCATTGGCCTTGGGATCATCGATGATCTCCTGCATCTTCTCAATCTCTGTCAGGCGATCCTTAGGAGTTGAACGAGCCAGGGCAGAAAGAGCTCCAATCTGAGCTTTTTGACCTTCACCTTTTACGTCAGCTGCTGCCAACTGATATTTAAGGTTTAGGTCTTCTAGTTCTTGGCTGGCTTTACGGCGCTGCGAAAGAGCCTCGCCAGTCGTCTCGGCAAGATTACCAAGTGTTTCACCAAAGCCCCCAGTCCGAGTAGGCTTACCGAGAGCAGCCGCAATACGGAACGCCATCTCTGCCTGGTCCGGACCAGCGGACCTAGCCATGATCCGCTCACGCGCCTTATCCAGCAGGGCCTGTTTATCAGTCGCCGATTTTTCAGTGTTTTCAAGATATTTTGTCAGTAAGGTTTGGAGTTGTCCAGTATAAGGATTGGCCGCCCCTCTTGATGAGGAATAGCCAAATGTTTGCGCCCCGCTGGTTGCATCTTGTGAACCCGCTTCCAGGGAACCGGTTTCTTCGTCATCTTCAAGCAATGGCATTTTTTATCCTTATGGTTTTCCAAACATCTTGCTGAGGCCGTATCCAGAAGCCAATGCAGAGCCGAATTGCGACAATGGAGATGGCTGGTAGACGCTTGCAGGTCCGTTTGAAGTAGACGTTGTAGAAGTAGGCACAGTCAAACCACGAACAGATGCATTCAAGAAGGCAATGTTGTTGCGGTCGTACTCTCGTTGGTTGAGGAAGTCTTGGTAAGCCTGATCCATCGAGCGCTGCGCTTGCTGCTGCTGAGTTGCTCCAGCTGCATCCAAAGCGCTGATATTCTGCATGCCCATCTGCTGGGTTTGTTGACCAAGGGCCCCCATTGCCTGGCCAGATTGCAACATGCGAGCAAAGTCCTGATTGGACAATGTTCCCATTTGTTGAGCTGCCTGAAGGTTTTGGGTGCCTGCGGCTCCTGCCAAGTTTCCTTGCATTTGACCAAGGGCACCCATTTGGGAACCTGCTTGACCGTATCTTGCAAGGTCTGCACCTTCTAAGCCTGCAGCTGATTGACCCATGGCGGCTTGCTGTTGAGCACCAGCCAACATACGCTGATAGTCTGCAGAAGCCATTCCTGCCTGAGATTGACCAAGGGCCGCAGATTGCTGGCCTGCTGCCAACATGCGCTGCTGATCAGCTGACGAGAGACCGGCCATACTCTGACCAATCTGGGCTTGTTGACCAGAGGCTGAAAGCATGCGCTGGAAATCTGCAGCAGAAAGGTTTGCAGCTTGCTGACCAAAACCGGCTTGCTGTTGAGCAGCTTGCAACTGACGAGCTTTATCGGCCTGAAGTTGTTGACCGGCTTGTGAGTAACCAGATTGAAGGGCAGCAGACTGTTGAGCCAGGGTAGATTCTTGGGTATCACGCAAAGCGCGCCCAATAGCTTCTCCACTACGACTACCGCCAAACGTGCCAGATTGAATGGCACGGTCATTGATACTCGGCAGCAGGTTCTCTTTCAGGTTGCGACCAGCTAGTTCACCAATACGGTTGACCACTTGGTCTTGGTATGGGTTCATGTAGTCTTGGATGCCACCTAAACCAGTCTGAGCACCTTGGCTAGACAGTTGAGAAGCTTGCTGCATGTATGGGCTTGCCATGCCCGCAGTATCTGCTCCTCCTGCAATTGCAGTTCCCATAGCTGCTTGATTCAGATATGGCTGAGCAAGACTAGCAGTTCCAGCAGCTCCTTGTTGAGTATACTGGTTGGCTTGGTTGAAGTACGGTTGAGCAAGACTAGCAGTTCCCTGCATAGCTTGGCCGGTCAGCTGGTTGGCTTGGTTGAAGTACGGTTGTGCCAAGGCACTTGTGTCGCCGTAGCTTTGACCAATCAGATTGCTTGCTTGTCCAATAGAACCAGAGGCAGCATTGTACGGGTTGTATTTAAGGGCCTCTGAGATGTACGGAGATGCCGCATTGACAGAGCTGCCAGCACCGGCGTTGTATATCGCATTTTGCGACATTTCCATCTGGGGTTGATAGGTGCTTGCTAGGTTTGCCGTATTGTTATACGCCTGCGTTTGAAGCGGATCAAAGCCAGCAATCCTGGCCTGGCTATACGGCTGATAAGGCTCTGCTGCGATCGAGTTAGCTCGACTGATCAAGCCCTGCGTATAGTCAGAATACCAGGCAGGAACGTTAGAGGTTGTCTCACCGTACGTCGTGACCGACGCAGGTGGAGACCCCTGGAACAGAAAGTCCAGAACTCCCATATTAAGCTCCTCTCAAATAGGACAGTGGGCTCTTGGCATTTGGGCTAATCTTGCCACCTGCAAGAGCTTTCCCTTTGTGCTGACGTAATTTTGATCTCATCTGGTCAAGCTTAGCTGCTCCTGCCTTTGAGGATCCATTGCCCAGCATTGCCACTGACTCAGCATCCATCACGTATTCGCCATCAGACAAGACAGCATTTACGTCATCAGAACGACCGTCTGCACCACCACCGATTCTCATGCTGTGCACTTGGCTAAGTCCACCCATCGCCTTTGCTTGCATAGGAGGATTGCCATATTGATAGTAGGCCATCTTAGGGTCACGAGGACGCTGAGGCATCTGAGGACGACCTTGCTGAGGCATTCCTTGAGGACCACCTTGGGGAGGCATACCTTGCGGCATTCCTTGAGGACCACCTTGCATCATTGGAGGACGTCCTTGAGCCATGCCTTGAGGACCACCTTGACCGGCAGCATGCTGCTGAGCCATGGCCTGCATCATTTGAGCGCGACGAGGATCTTGCATGCCTTGAGCTTGACCACCTTGAGCAAAATGCTTCATCTGAATCAAGCCTCCCATCTTAGCAGGAGTGGCTGGAGTCTGACCAGGGATTGGAACAGGCACAAACTTAGTGTTTTGGAAGAATTGATGTTCTCCAGAATTTTGTTGACCTGCTTGACCATACTTGGAGATGTCCCCAGCATAGTTAGTCTTGTCGCGCATGTAGTTGTACAGGTCCAGAGACTTGGTGAAGTTCTTATCCTGCGTAGATCCTGGTTTTGGAGGAGGCTGATTAGGAGGACCACCAGCTCCGCCAAGGGTTCCAGCTGCTGCTAGGCCTACGCCCGCGGCTGTCCAAGGGTTTGCTGTTACCCAATCAACAGCACTTGTACCAACTTGCTTTGCAGCGTCTGTAAGGTTTCCATTAGTGATGTTATCCCATACGCTAGGAACAGGAGGAGTTGTTGCTGGGTAATTTATTGATTGCGGCGTTGGGGTAATTCCGCTTTGGCTTACTGTCACATCTGGCGTTGGATTGCCGTAGGTGTTTCCGTTTGCACCTTGGAAAGTGGTAGGAACACCATTCTCCATGTACTGAGGCAAGCCTTGCATGTCAACAGTTAAACCTTGGCCACCACCCATGCTTGCTAAATTAGGAGCACTTGGGGCTTGGAGACCAGGGCCACCAGATGTACCTGGAGGAGTAAGGCTAAAGTCTGTCTGACCTGTCAAGTAGTTAGTGGTAGGAGCGTCAATTCTAAAATCAGGAACTTTGAGACCAGGAGCACCATTGCCACTTGACAAGCTGTAGTCAGGGTTAAATGAGGTATCAAGGCCTGACTTAAACGTTGGCAATTCAGGAGCCGTTGCTGCAGGAGCAGTGGTAGGCATTTCAACCGTTGGAGTTGCCGTGTTCAGTGACTGAAGAGGACTTTGAACGTCTACAGTTGAGGTTGGGACCGTTGCTTGAGTTTGAAGTGGCGAAGTAACTTCAGGAGCTGCTGGTCCGGCAGTAGGCGTTGTTGCAGCCGTTTCGCCACCAAGAGGAGGTAGCTCAGTTGCAGTAATTTGTGGATTTGGAATTGGTCCACCAACTTCAACGTTAGGGGCTCCAATGCCAGAAACATCGACGTTAGAGAAGTTATTGTTCTGTGCAATAAAATCACCAAGAGGATCTGCTGATGGAGCTGGAACGTCTCCACCGCCAGGTCCAAAGAACTCAGCTCCAATGCCGGCTCCTGCCCCTGCCAGTAAGCCGCCTTTAATCGCTTCTCCAAAGTCTTCACCTTGAACAAGGCCGGCTGCCGTGTTTGCCGCACCTGCAGCAATACCAACACCAACAGCGGCAGACGTGCCAAAATAAGCTGCAGCCGCCGGTCCTAGGAACGTGGCAGCTGCCACCGTTGCAATTGCAGAAAGGGGATCATCAAGAATAGGCTGGATGACATAATCATCAATTGCCTTACCAACGTCTTTGACAACGTCAACGACGCTTTCAACGACGCTACCAACGGCTTCAACTACTCCGCCAACAACGTCTTCAACAAAACTGGCTACTGCACCCATTATTGTGCTCCTTCACGTTTGTTTCCCAATTGCAAAGCAACTTGGTACTGCCCGTCTTTTAGCATTGTGACGTTATAGCCCATGCCAGGGTTAGGGGGTTGTTTAGCAACATTGCGGAAAATATTTATGAGGCTTTGGTCGCTGAACTGGGTGACCAGTGTGTCAAATCCTGCTTTATAAGCATCAACGACAAAAGCAAAACCAGAAGCTACAAAATTTGGAGCTGTATCTGCGTTTAATGCCCTGAACATGCCTTTGCGAGGTTCTGTTTTTGAACCATGCACAATGTAGACAGTATTGCCGTAGCGATAAAACTTGCTGTCAGGCATCTGCACCTCCTTTACAAAGGAAGCATACACGAATTCCATCGGGTATTCAGATTTTGTATTCTCGGCGGCTACTTTAAGCACCTCGCCAAGATCTAGCATTTGTTGTCGGCTGTCTACGAGCGGCATAATTAGATCCTCATGTTGAAAAGCGCAGCACTGAACACGTTGCCCATGCCAGCACTCAAGCTTAACACTGCCCCTTCAGGTGCTTCAATCGCCTCTGAGAGGAATACATGATCCTCCTCGCTACGATTCAAGATCCCAGGGACAGTTCCCTTTTCTAAATCATTGAACAGCAAGAGGGTCTCTAACAATCCGCTCGCTCCCATCGTATGGCCGATTCGTTGCTTGTACGATGTTGCTACAAAATCACTCAAGAACCCTTCCAGCGCAGCTTTTTCGGCTTCGTTGTTAGATCTGGTACCGGTACCATGAGTTTTTACGATTTTAATTTGTTCTGAGGAAATTTGACAAAGTTTGAGCGCGCCCTCGATAGCTCGTCTAAAACCTTGTCCATCTTCTCTTTGTCCAATGGCGTTTTTTGCAACTTCGGTTGCTGTCCAAGCTGACAAAAGCTCTGCTCTTGCCCGTAACTTTGACCGCTTTAAAGCGTCTTCTGACTCAAATACGGCAAACGCAGCGCCCTGACCTATATAGAACCCAAAGTTCTTGGAATCGAAGGCACTGGGGACCACCTGGTGAGTCTGGGCCATGCTTTCTGTCAGGGTTGCTTTAGCTTCTCCAAAGAACTGGAGGGTCATGTTGTTGACCTGGTCCTCAATAGCTAGTACAACTACCCGGTCAAAGCCATAAAACTTGATCAGGGTCTGTACGTCCATCAAAGCCTTGAGGCTAGATGTACAAGCAGTGGCATCCGTTGCGGTGTGATCAATCTCTCCGCACTGCGCAGCAACCCGACCAGCATAGATCTGGGTCAGAGACAATGGAAGGACCTTGTAGTTGTAGGTCCATTCATTTTCTCGATTGAGTTTGGCGCCTTCGTTGGCAAAATTGCTGTTGCCGGCTGCCAGGATGAAGGCCGTTCGGCCAGGTTGGGTGTCTCGGAGGAGCTTTAAAAGCTCGGGATCCAAGACCTTTTCAGCTACCTGATGGGCTGGGTTGATCAATCCTGTCTTGACCCTGTTGTAGGTCTCAGGAAACAAGTGAACCCTTTGGGGAAAGGTGTGGTTCTCAAAGAGAGTCGTGTCCTCAGTGCACGCAGTGCGGCTTTCGGTGAGGAAGATTCTCATACGAACCACTCCCTTGCTTGGTCTAGGTCAGCTGGCTGTCGGCGTCCCCATTCCTTCAGGAAGTTAAAAAGATCTTGCGGGGTCTCGCCCAGCATCTCTTTGCTTTTTTCGTCTTCTACGTCGTAGATCTCGCAAAGGTAAACTATGCACATCAGCATGTCAAGGCTGTCTAAGCCAGTTTCCTTAAGGATCATGTCCATCGAGTCAATTTGCCGAACCTCGCTATTGAAAGGCCTGGCTTTTTTAGCTACTTCATTCAGCAGCTGAATAAATTCTTGATCGGTCATTAGTCCACCATTTGTACAAATCGTTGTGCCCAACTACGCCAGTCAGGAAAGTCAAATGGATTAGGAACGTTTTTCTGGCTTAGTCCTGAAATTACGCAGAACTGTAGCGCCCACTCCTGCCATTTGTCTTCATTGTCCAGCCTTGAAAGTGCGCCATAGTTTGAAAGGTCGAGTACGACACAATCCGCCCAGTCGCGCAATCCTATTATAACAGGTTGCGTGATCACGTGGAACCCTCTGCTAATCCGCCAAGTACATCTCCATCTGCCTCACCAATATGGGCAATGACCTGGCCCATCTGATAAGTGCCGTTGATTGTGTTTGAAGTAAACTTAAAGCGCAGTTCGCGGCGAGCTTCTTTAAAAGACACAACTTGCTCATAGGGTGTAGTTGGCACCGCAAAAATAACACGCTCTGGACCAGGAACTTCAAGAGCCTTGGCATTTGCTCTACCTGTAAGCTGAACAGTCATGTTTTCAGACTGCACAAAGTCTGGCTCTATGGATTCAACCCGAATCCATTTGTTCTTAGAGCCGCCTTGGGGGACAAGCATGCTCATGTCAGCTGTCTCAAAGTAAGAAGGGACTGCCGTGATGAACTGGCCATCAATCTCGTTCACGTCGTGCTCGTGCTGCCAGACCTTAAATCCCTCTTCAGGAACCACAATGCGCTGATCGTTGTCTTGAGTGACGCGAAGATCGCCGGCTTCTGTGATCCTGTTATTTGGCACAAAAGTGGATGTTTGTAGGCCGCACAGAAGTGGCGCAGCGTACAAAGGAGACCACTCCCCAGCGGTCCGTCCACCATTAGGCAACTCCGTGTCATACCAAGTGTTCTCACGGACGTTGTAGATGATGGCATGGGTGCATTCGGTGGCTGTTCCGCGTGGATAGCACCACCAGATCTCGCCGTAACGAGGAACCTTGAAAGCCCAAACTCGTTGGGCAGCTTCCCTGTTTAGACCGTCATAGAAGTAGTTGATGTTCAGGTTATTAGGGATCTCGCGAACCACGCCGTTGAACATCAGCATGCGGTCTGTTCCCAACCAGAAGTACTGGCCGTCATACTCAATCACTGAGGCGGCAGACAAGATACTAGAGTATGGGCTGATCGTGTCAAACTGGAAGACCTCTTGGCCTCCCACAAAAGATCCACGGATAACAGCATCAGCACTCCAAAAGATGCCCGATGGGGCATTTCCTGGACCACCTCGAAGAGCAACCCCACGCACGATCTTTTGACCTGCTACTCGAGCACTTCCTGAACCCAAACCGGTCAAGTCAGTAGGAGCTCCCGCAACAGACCATCCGATGACACCGTCGTTGCCAAAGTACATCAGATAAGGATGCAAGGCAACCACGCCTCCGGTGACGCTTACGCCAGCAGGAAACGTTGTGACCTCTGTCAAGGCGTCCGTTCCTGTCATTGAGCCAATAAATAACTGGCCACCATCTGTGTTGCAAAGACAATTGGCATTTGGAGCCACTTGGCCAACAATCATATTTGCAGCAGGAATAGACTGGCTGTCATAGATGACATCAAACTGCCAAAGATTATTGTCATCGACAACGTACGTAATTGGAGTCCTGTCTGTAATCAGGCTTGAGTTTCCGCTGGCATCAAGAGTGAATCGCTGCACAAAACCAGCACTGCCAGAATGAAAGTATGTCTGCCCATTTTGAGTAAAAGTCTTGACCCCACGGCTAACTTCGGTCAGGTATCTGTTGACAACGGTGTAGCCTCCAACCTTACGAGGAAGGCCCCTCTGCCAACGGACCCATTGTCCATCAACATAGTAGTCGCCCTCGTACCTGGTGCCATCACGCTTGATGCCAGGCAGCGACTTAAGGACGATTGGGGTTGTGGTCATTAGTAAGTTCCACCTTGGATGGGATCAAGACCGATGGCCACTTGAGCAGCAGCTTGCGAGGCAGCCGTAAACAAGGCAATACCAGTTGCTGTTCCACCTAAATTGATCAATGCGTTTCCTGCAGTTGTGGCTCCAGTACCACCATCAGAGATGCTGATAGGAACTGCAACGCCTCCGGTATCGGCAGCAACTACGTTGGTTCCGTCAGAATACAAGATGGCCCGTGAGCCTTGGTTGACGGCGTAACCGGAAGCAATCGAAGTCTTTACGGTAAGGGTGTAAGGACCAGTTGTATTGTTAGCCACCCAGTATTGCTGGACAGTTTGAGGCACAATGATCGTACGGTTGCCGGTTAGAACGCCTGTGAAGTTGTAGGCAATCCTGTTTAGCTCGCTACCAGACAAGGTGTAGTTGCCTGTTCCTGCAACGCTGATTGATGTGTAGTCAAACGCAAAGACAGGAGATTGGCCGTAGCCAAGGGTATAAAAATTGCTGCCGTCCGTAAAGATGATAGCAGAATCGCCTGGCTGAAAGCTTAGCGTAGATGAGCCATTGATTGTCTGAGATCCTGGAGGATCTACTAAGATGGCGCCAGTACCTTCATTGCGAAGCTGAATGAACCAGTTGTTGCCAAGTGTTCCGGCAGCCGTCATGGTAAGGGTGCCGGCTCCTCCATTCCAGATAAATGTCTTTGCCCGATCGTCAATACCAGCCGAGTAATTGCTTCCAAAGAAAGTGACCGGCATTGCCAAAGACAAAAGGGATCCGATTGCGACTAGCCCTGTTCCAGCTAAAGAGGCAGCATTTGCAGTAGACACCGCTGCACCAAACTGGAATGCAAGCCAAGTACCGCCAGCTGTTGTGTTGTCAGTCAGGTAGATCTGCCAAACTTGACCAGCAGCAGGCGCAGCAACTTGAGTACCACTGTTGTTCCTAATAATGAAAGAATTTGATCCAACGTTGTTGAACAGGATTGCTTGGCCTGTTGATGCTTCAAGAGCACTTGGCAGAGTCAAGCTCCAAGGACCTGAAGTAGCAGTGACATCCATGATGCCCGCAATCAAGTTCGTTGATGGAGCTGTCTCAAGGGCCCAATCAAAAGTTGTGTTGGCCGTCAGCGAAACTTCTGCGTAGCTGATCTCTGCAGGAGAGATATTGCTTCCGCCAAAGATATTGGTGTATGTGGTCATGTTATGCCTCGTTTCTCACGGCGCCACGGTCTAGGATTTTGCTCATGTCTTCACCTTGCAGCGCTTGCGCAGCTGATTGGTACATGGCCTGCCAGACTGGGATTCGTTCGTCGTTTTTCAGGAAGGGAGTAGCTTCCAACAGGGTTGCATACAGCAGCAAGTTGGGCGCATATTGGGTCAGCCAGTTGGTCTGAGTGTTCTCATCTAGTAAGACAGGCAATTCGTAGTACAAGATCTCAATTGGATAAGCCGCATCAGGTGTTGGTGCAATGATCCAATTGGTGTAGTTGTAGTCGCCGTAGAACACAGGCTCATCAACTAAGGTGTCATTGGGCCAGTAGCTTCTGATGTACTCATAGGCCCTAGTAAACAACTGGACGCGCGTATTGTTACCAGTACCTGTTCCAATGTTCATGGAGATGGTATCGCGCCAGCGGTCTGGCTTAGGAAGCACGGCAACCCCGGCTTGTAGGTTTGTCACTACGGCCACTTGGAAGCCCTGAATCTTGAGGTCGCGGCTGATGCGGCGCTCTGCAAAGTTGATCAGGCTTGGAATCTGAGCATAGACCAATGGGTCCGTGACAGCAGATGCTCCACGTTCCAGGTAGCTGCGGACGTCGGTTTGCAGCGACGCAAAGGTCATTGCTTGTGGCATTACACGTTCCTCTCAAAGTGAGGGCAGTCTACCAGGCTTTTAAAGTTTCCGCCCCAACGATTCTTGGGGTATAGGCTTTCCCAGTAGGCGCCCAAGGGAGCAAG